CAATTGCATAGTCCGAATAGTCATTATGCATAATTATGTCAGTTTCGTCATAGTTTAGCTCATTAAATAATATATCTAATGCAAACGGTTCGTGACCGCGTACTCCAACAACTATGCCACTAGGCAACACGTAATCTTTAATAGAACGGTTGCCTTTATTGATCTTACTAGGTGTTGATGTTAACAGCAACACATTTTCAACTCCGTGTCTTTCTAAGTTAGTTTCGCGCCTTTGTTGGTTGCTCTTATTCTTTTCTTGAACAGAACGGTTTATTTTACTTAATCTAGCCTGCTTACTATTATTATATTTTTCGTTACCATATTTTGATAGTTTAGTTTGTCTTGACTTTTCTTTTTGGCTCTCTAAATTAGAACCCCACGCAACTCCGTACTTCTCTTTAAACGTGGCTTGTGCCTTTTTAAGCTGGAGTTCTTTTTGTGCATCTGTTCGTTTTGCTGCTGCTTTCTTTTTGTTGGCAGAATCATTCTCTTTTTTAGTAGTAGTCCAGTTTGACCTTGTAGCCGATGCACTTACTCCTACACACTTAGGATCTCCGCAACTATTAGCGTAAGTTTCTGTGTGTTGATAAAATGAAAGTCGTTCGCCGCAGCTACACTTAGGGCTAGTCTTAGTGATATGCTTCTCGTAGTAATCTTGATACGTTAGTTTATTCCGTTTTAGATGCCTAGTAAATTGTCCATTTGTTTTACAATATCGGTTATTGTCTATTTTTGATTCTATATAAATTGCAGCACTCATCATATTCTCCGTTAAATTGTTCTTGTGCAATTATTTATCTATCTATAGTGTTAAACAAGCTGCCTATTGGTGAGTCAAATATATTACCGTGTATGTCTTGCAGAGTAATAACTGTGCTTGCGCGCACACAACCATATTCACGCCGGAAGCGCTCAGTACCAATGCGTCCAATTTCTTCTGCCTTCCACGTTTCGTCTCGATCTGGGTGTTCGTCCCATGCTGCTGTAAAAGAATGGAACCCGTTAATTCCTATTTCTTGTTCATTACCATATTCATCAAATTTCTTTTCAGCATCTTTCCAAATAGTAGCAAATGTATCTTCATCTGAATTAGGAGTACTTGTAATAATAGCACTACCCCCAGTTGCAAGAGTTGGAGATATTGAAGTCCAAAACTCTTCAGCAATATTTGGTGCAACAAATGCAAATTCATCGCACTGATGCGAATTAATCTTATTTGCAAGTATTACATGATTAGTTGCATTAAAAATTTCATATGTATCTTCTAATATAGTTTTGTCTAATTTGGATACAGTTTTAGTAGTATTGTTAGAATCTAACTTATCGCCTACTTTAATATCATTTACTTTAATTTCAACGTCTTTAATAAAGAATCGATGTTCAAGCGTTGCAATAATTAACGAGTTATCAGTGAACGTTATTTTGCAAGAGTCTTTATTTACGTTTTCATTTAAGAAAATTCCATTAAAATCTTCCCAGCCGTTGGGAGTTAGGATTTCATATTCTGTATTACTTGCGTATGTTTGATTCATTAAATTCCTTTACTAGTTTAGCTCCACTCACAGGCGCTACTATTTGCATATCATTATTAATCATATTAGCAAATATTTTAAACTCGTACAGTGATCTGTCTAACGTATAATTAGCTTTTTCTAATAAAGCAGTTAATGTTATGTTGCACGATCCATGTTTTGACAGGTTTTCTTTCCATGGCATCATTTGTAAATTATAATTACTTCCTATTAATAACGGACTAACACTGGCTTTATATCCTTGCATTATCGAAAATATATGATCTATATGATATGCACCTTTTACTCCTGCAAGTCCTGTTTTATACCCGTCTGTTATTTCTGATCGGTGTTGCTCAGTTATATATGTTACTACTGCTTTATAACGATAAAATTCATTTCTCTGAGAAGGATCTAATATAATACCTTTCATAGCTTTAGTTGTATTGCCTTTTATGATTGCAAGAGTTGCTAATTGAGAATAACCATTCCGGCCAAATTGATCAATATTATTCATATGTGTTTCGCGAGTCTTTTGACCTTTTTTAGCATAGCCGCTTATACCGTTTTCGTCTAGTTGCGATAATGTTACTTGTGCAGTTACTTGCGAGCGTTGGTATGCTGTTAATCCAGTTGCATCAGTTTGATGTAATCCTTTTTTAATATTCGTTTTGCGGGCCATCGACACGCCTCTAACCCCAGGATATAGTCTATCATATTCTGTTATTGACATTTCTAGTACTCGTTCAATATAAGATGATTTTATCATACTTAATCTTTCATTGCTAACAGGGCAAGTTATATAATCAATATTTTCCAGTAACTTATCAGAATATAAGTGAGCGTTTCTTCTCTGATTTCTACGTTTAAATTGTTTTAGTTTATCCATACTTTATTTATACAAATGCAAACTCGTCATGTGAGAACGTGATCGACATTTAATAATCGGGCGTGCAATTGCGCTAATGTGATATCTTCTTCAACAAGTGTTTTCTTATTTCGAATTTGTACTGTAGTATCACCGTCTAAGCAGTATAATAAAGAAATAGCCAAGCCACGTCCTGTATTACCAGTTGTAGTTGAGCTAACAATACGTGAGCTGTTTTCAAATTCAATAGAACCTTTATTGTAGTTTACAACCCCTGCTCTAATATAATTAGGACATAATTCATACACATATCGTATACGCTGCATAATTTCCTGTGCACCTGTATATTTGTGAGCAGCAATCAGAATAGTTTGGTTAGAATGAAACATCGCGTACCATGCTAAGTAAACTGCTGCACAGGTGGTATTGTGCGTGGGAATCATAGATTTCCCGCATAGAAATAGATGATCGTTGTTGTCTACTTGAATACACCTTACCGGTACTGACTCTGCTTCAGTTACCCTCTTTATATAGTGTCGAGTATTTTTTTGATGACCTTTACACTTCTGTTGGAGTTTTACTTTTCTAGTAAGTTTAAACATAGTGTGTGCAGTGGTTGCAAATCCAATAGTGTAATACTTTTGATCCCCTATGACTTTATAGCTGCACCTATGTTTGATTCCTAAAGACGACAGTAGTTCTTGCACTTGGGCAATTAAATTCTTGTTCTTTTGATAAAACTCACATCTTCCGTTGCGGTGATCTACTGATCCGTCAGAATCCATTAGTCCTTGAATTAACTCAACTCGTTGGTTAACAGATGCCCTCATATAAATTTCAGGAATATGTTTATTTTTTAATAAATTGTTTTTGTTTAATTTTCCGCGCAATCCGTAAATTGTTCTATTTTCGCTAACCACGCTAGCGCCGTTTGTATAAGACTTAGATATTTCAAAACCTCGACTTACTATTTCTGGAATTATTTCCTTATTGTCGGCGATGCATTGTGTGTATCGAGCGCCAGCACTTTCGCCGTCTCCTAACCAAAATCCTAAGACATACGGATCTATAGGCAGTTCTATTTCGTCAGTAGTAATCTCTTTAGCAGCATCTATATAGACACATGTATTGTGAGATTTGATATAATTTTTTATCTCTTTAGTTGTTTGTATTTTTGGACCAGCTGTCCAAAAACCAGTATTAACACTCCACAAATGGTCCTCGTCGGCAGTAATGACTTCGCCGTTGTCAAATTCAACACGATAACAGTTATGATTGTTCATTACTTCTGTCGCAAATGTAACCTTAGTGGCGTTACCATTAGCGTCGAGTATGTCATCTCCTACTTTAACATCTCCCATAGTAGTCCATCCAGAGATAGTAGGAATAGGAGTATCAAGAGCTAGCGCCTTGCCGGTTTGGCGGGGGAGCATATTAATGTTAAATCTGTGATTATGATAACTGTGTAACAGCCGTTCTTGATACTCGTAAGGTTTAAAAAGTAACTTACCTTGGACAGGATGCTGAATGTAAGCATAATTTTTAGCAAAGTACATGTATCCATCATCGGGATCCATGCACTTCATTAATTCGTTTAGTTGCTGTTCAGTATAAGTTTCTTGCTGATTAGCTTTTTTTATTAAAACACCGTCTAAGCTTTTAGAGATAGTTCATTACCGCCTAATGTCTCGTTGGTCAAAGTCATCATCTTTATCACTTGCATCAGCATCTACAGCAAATTTTTCTAGATTATCGAAATCTACTTTGCTAGTTATCCAATTCTGTAATTCTTGATTCATTGATTCAATATTTTCGGATTGACCCCAAAAGTTAGAAGTTATGTCACCTGCTGCATTAACTTCAAACCCTTGTTTTTGCTGATACGTCTCGTCACCATTTGTAGTAAACTGTATTTCATTTTTATCAAATGCGTCCTTTACAGCGTTTCGGTCAGCCACTGCAAGGTGTAACGCTATCCACATTTTCCTGTTATCTACAGGAAGTGCTTCTGATCCATAATCGTCAGTATCTTCAAATTGCTTATTGTAGTTAGCGTTAGAATACCCTTTTCTGCCAGCAATTACTGCGTTCTGTTCGCCTGCTAGTTTAATATTAAGTACTTTTGCCACTAAGTCAGTTTGGTCAGTAGTACCTTCAATTGAATTAACCCAGTAAGCTTTTTTCTTATCTACAGTACTTGAGTCAGCTATTAGCTCTAATACGTGTTGTTTTAATTCGTCGAAGCTGCCCTTCCATGTTGTAATCTTCTTTACTACTTCGTCCGAAAACACTTCTTTCTTTTTTCTAGCTTCTGTAGTTTTTCTATGGTTATCTGTACTTGCAAATTGTTTCTGATACTTAGAGCCAACTGTTGAGTGACCTTCGCCTGCTAACAGTGTATACCACAATAACTTCTCTAGAGCTGGCGGATTCTTTGTATTTTCAACGTTCATTTGTAGTTGCATTCTTTTATTTCGTGAAGTACTTGATGTTTTTAACAAATCAATTGCTTTCATTTTCATTTCGTCAAAAGAAGGTGAAGCCATTATGTCTTTAATAGCTTCTGGATTAATAACCGATTCTCTAGCTTCTTTTACAGCTTTAGGTTTTTTTTTCTTTTCTGATAGTGCAGAGCTAAGTGTTTTTCTTAGAGTTTCCACAGCCATTGCATTGTCACCGTCTTGTGCTTTAGCATACTGCTTTTTCTGACGATTAATGCCACCTGATAATTGCTTAGTCATATAGTTATGATCTTGATACTCTTCATCCGGCTCATTACTGTATTCTTCACCCATTTCGCCTTTACGCATAGAATCATCAGTGTAGTCGTCGTCTGATGATTGTCTTTCGGCATCACGTACAAGGTCATGTATAGCAGCAAACTGCTCATCTTTGTTCATAGTAGCTAAGTCATTATGCTAGCTGTTACTGTCAATTCCGTCAAATTTGTTGTCAACGTAGTCTTCAAATTGATCACCTGCACTTCTAGAACCGTTAGTAAAACGTTGTACTTTTCCGTGTAACATTTCTAGTTCATGTGCATCCTCTTGCGACCACTCTGTAATATTTTCTTCATTATATTGGTCGTCATCCGAACTCATGCTAATTACTTCAGAATCTTGGTCACTAACGCCGGCATCTGGATCATCAAATGCACTTGTGTCTACGTCCATTTCCGGTCCAGTAGCATCCATGCTCATTTCCGGTTCATCAACGTCTGAACGATATCGTTCCATTGAACTGCGCATATCCATACTATCTTGTGTCACTGGTTCTGCATTTGCTAGCCCTGCGTTTTTCATAATGTTCAATAAGCTTGTAACATTACCTTCGCCTGCTGCTGTTAAAGAAAAGTTTGCAGCAACATCGCCGGTTTCTACTGGCTGGCCTTCTGCTGCCATGCCTTCTGCTTCCATTGGCATAGTACCACATTCTTTAATAGCCGATTCGTTTAATTGCTTTTTATCAGTGTCAATATTGATCATTGTACTAATTAGTTTTTTCATGTCCATGGGTTTATTCCTTTTCTTTTTCTAATTCTTTTAGAAAGTTCATAATTCGTTTTTCGCCAACTAAATCTTGACCACATTCGTATTCAAGTTCCTTTTTAGTTAGTAATGTTTCGTATTCAGTGTCTGTTGCAGTATTCTGATATGCTTCTTGTGGTTCATTAGGGCTTCTTACAATAATGTGACTTTGTGGTACTGTACAAACATTACCTAAGTATTGTTGTAATACCTGCGTAGTTGTCGGGTAATTAACCTCAACATTAAAATAAGTTATTTCGGTATTTTCTAACGCAGGAAAGTCCAAGGGACGTTCTTGTATAGGCGTCTTCTTACCGTTAGACATCTTAGACAGTCCAAACTTTTCAAGGCCACTTTCTAAATGACCAACAAAATGCTCAGGTAATTCACCTGCTATGCCAATTTTGAACTGGTATGTCTTTTTTGATTCTAAAATAATGTCCGTAAAACTTCTCATTGCAATATCCTATTGTATTAACTATTTATCTTTATCGACGTTCTTTAATCGTTCCATTAGGGAATTTCTGTCAGTAACAACGCTATTTTCTCTGGTACTAAATTCGTCATCGCCGTCGGATTTGCTGTCTTTGTCTAATTTTTCTTTTTTAAGTTGTAGTTCAACCATTTTTAATTTCTTATCTATTTTAGCTACTTTTGCATCAAGTCCAGTTTTCAGCATACTGCCTGCTACTTCAAAGATTCTACCTGCATATCGTGCTTCGACGTTCATACCTAAATTCATTAAGTCGTCGTATGACCCCATTGCTTTATCAGCAACATTTCCAAGGTCAGTGTCGGCCATTTCTCCAAGACCTTTAACAGCCGGTAGAGCCGACGCTATTTTATCAAACTCAGCCATGTCACGTTTTAGTCTTCGTTGTGATTTAAGCTCTTGAGATTTTTTATCTTGTTGTTGTTTTTCCGCTTTTTCAACAATCTCTTTTGATTCAGGAAGGTCGAATAAGGTTTCTAGTTTCTTTGTCATAATATGTCCATTAACTAATAGTTTAATTATTTATCGTTTCTTGCCTGCGCCTTTTGTTCCTGCGAAAATATCTCTTTCAGTTACTACTCTAAAAACAATGCCTTTCTGCTTACACCATGCTCTGGCAACTTCCCATTTTGCTTGATTAACTGCCCACGCAGCCTGATTTAATTTGTTACGTCCTACACTTTCTTTAAATGATTGATTTTCTGGTTTTATTTCTATAAGTTCAACATGGCTTTTTCCATTACGATCATAGTATTCAATAAAGAAGTCAGGAACATAAACAGTATGCTTTCCAGTAATTGGATTTTTGTATGGAATCCTTATCGCTTCGGATGCCCATTGTTTCACATTTGGATTCTCGTCACAAAATTTCATGAACTGAAATTCCCAAGAACTTCTATATTGTATCGTTTTGGTGCCTACGTATTTTGCAGGGTTAGTAGGTTTAAATGTTCCCTTTGCATAATTTCTTGCCATAATTTATATTAGTTTCAATAAGATCGAGATCTATGCGGCGCCACGGTCAGTCTGTGTTGCAAATATGTACGGAACTGTTTGGTACTATTAAATAACATAATCTTTTTAGCTGTTTTTAACTTCAAAGGAGCTCCTACAAAGTTGTCATTCGAGACCACCAGCTCTTGTATGGCCGGGTTTTCCAGCGCTTTTGTGGTGGTCACTCTTAGTGTTTTAATCATAGATAAAATGCCATCTACCCATTTATGGGAATAGGGCCCCTTATTGACACAGGGAGTATTGGTAAACCGTGTCGCTATCAAGGCCCATAACGTACATCTTCGTACCATCAGGCTTAAACGCTACGCCATTTGGAGCGACGTCTTGCGACGACACGTCAAAACTGACTGAGTCGTAAGAGGCAGTAGCCACGTCCCATGTTGTTGATAGGGAGTACTGGTAGACCGTGTCGCTGTCGCCCCCTACCACGTATATCTTAGTCCCATCTGGCTTAAACGCTATACCCCACGGAGCAATGTCTTGCGACGTCGCGCTAAAACTTACAGAGTCGTAAGAGGCAGTACTTAAGTCCCAGGCTGTTGATAGGCTGTACTGGTGAACCTTGTCGCTTAGAACCCCGATTACGTACATCTTAGTGCCATCAGGTTTGAATGCTATGTCCCACGGAGTGTTGTCTTGCCCCGTCACGCTAAAACTTACAGAATCGTAGGAAGCGGTATCCAGGTCCCAGGCTGTTGATAGGCTGTACTGGTGGACCTTGTTCCAGCCGGCCCTGACCATGTACATCTTAGTGCCATCAGGTTTGAATGCTATGGCCCTTGGTCCACCTTGCGAGGAAACATCAAAACTAACATCGTCATAAGAGACAGTATCTACGTCCCAGGCTGTTGACAAGGTGTACTGGTAGACCGTGTTGCTGCCGACCCCGCCCATGTACATTTTCGTACCATCGGGTTTAAACGCTATGCCAGTTGGAAAAGAGTCTTGCGACGTCGCGCTAAAACTTACAGAGTCGTAAGAGGCTGTAGACACATCGCACCAGACTGGTTCGCTACACATGGAGTACTGGTACACCTCTTTGTAACTGGCTTCAACCACGTACATCTTGGAACCGTCGGGTTTGAATGCTATGCCATTGGGGTTGGTATTTTGTGACGAAACGTCAAAACTTACAGAGTTGTAGGAAGCGGTATTCAAGTCCCATGCTGTCGATAAGCTGTACTGGAAAACTGATCTGTTTACGGCTCCAGTAATGTACATTTTAGTACCGCTAGGTTCAAATGCCATGTCCCCTGGTCCACCATCTTGTGACGAAATGCTAAAACTGGCTGAGTCATAAGAGGCTGTATCTAGGTCCCATGCGGTTGACAAGGTGTACTGGTAAACTGAGTCGTTAGAGCCGCCGAGAACGTACAGCTTAGCGCCGTCAGGTTTTAATTCTATGCTTACTGGGCTGCCATCTTGTGACGAAATGCTAAAACTGGCTGAGTCATAAGATGCTGTAGATATATCCCAAGCTGTTGATAAGGTGTACTGGTAAACTGAGCCGGTACTGGCTCCTACCATGTACATCTTAGTACCGTCAGGTTTGAATTTTACACAATTTGGTGCAAAGTCCTGCCCGGAGAAGCCCAAACTTACTGAGTTATAGGAGGCAGTACTTAAGTCCCAGGCTGTCGACATAGTGTACTGGTAAACTCTGCCTTCTTCATATCTGCCTAGAACGTACATCTTAGTGCCGTCAGGTTTAAAGTTCACACTACGCGCGGTGAACCAGTTCGGAAATACTTGATTAGGATCAAAACTTACAGAATCATAAGAGGCTGTCGACAAATCGCACCGGCTAGAGGCAATAACTTCTTCGTAGTTAAATGTAGCAGTTGATGTTACAGTAATTACGTTATTACTTTCAATTGTGTTTGCCCGAGTATTGTCAATTATTTCTATATTTCTTGATTCTACTGCATTTGCTGCGGTTGGCACTTTATAACCTAAACTACTAGTCTTTCTTCTGTTATAATTTAAAATTTCAGCAATCAAACTACTTAACTGTACGTCTGACGATCCTTTAAGAGAGTCCAATAACACAAATACTTTTACGTTGTCGATTTTAGCTTGTTGTAAAATTGCAGTTGATACATTTATTGCAGTAGCTTTTGAGAAGCCTCTCTTTTCAAAAAATCCCACCACTGCGTCTACTTCGTTACTTGGATATTCTAATTTTTTATCGTAGTAACTATCAAAGAAAGTCTTTGTTGTAGTTCTAGTTGTCTGTTTTGGTGTAATCATTAACCTAACCCTTGCACTGTAGTAGTTGTATTATCATCGCCGGAATTACCGTTATTCTTTGGAACAAAGACTCCAGCTAATCCACCATTACTTGGTGACGAAACGCTTCTTACTATATTTAGACCTTCTGCTCTTAAGTTATCAGCTGACAGAGCATCGAGGTTTCTTATAGTATTAGCAGCGGCAATGCCAGCAATGCCTGCGCCTGCGAAAGTTCCCTGGCCAATGTTTTCTAACGTTGTGCTAGCACCGTCTAGAATACCGCCGCCTCCAAATACGTTTGCAACACCGCCACCTAAAACTGACAAAGGACTTAGGGTTTTGTCGTAATGAGTATCTGCAAAAAATGCCGGATCGTCTTCTGAAACTCGGCCGGCGTTATATAACACTGACTCGTATTTTAATATTAAGCTGTTTTCTGCTATACCAGAGCTATCTGCTTGGTCCATTGTGTCGTGGCCCCATTGAGCTACTATAGGATTAACTAATGTGTATTCCATATAAGACTGTCTTGTGAACTGGTATAATTTTATTTCTTTAAAAAACGGCGTAGCAGTTTCATTATCTAAACCGTAACGAGGAAATGCTCTTTCCCGTGTAGTAGTGGTACTACCAAGCGGTTCGGGCGGTACTACTGTTCTGTTTTCAGAATAAGTTCCCCTCGGATTGAAACTAGCAGTAGTGTCAACATTTGGGTCTTGAAAATAGTATCGATAATAAGCTTCAAGTAGCTGAGTCGTGACACCGGCATTGTCGTCGTGCATTTTTATAGCAACATCAGTATATTGTATACTTGATTGTGTATTCTTTTTTCTGTTATATTGATTTCTAGTTTCAACAGTTGCAGTGTATTGTGGTAAGTCAACACTCTTAACTAACATGTTAAGTACACCTCTGTGCTTTCCGCCCAACGTAGGTGCAAACCGTAATGCTTCGTCTGATAATGTAAAATTAACAAAATAAAGAAATTTAACTTTAGGTGCTAACCTAAAGGCATTGTCAATATATAAGCGGGCAGCGTGTTGAAAGTCACGAAGACTTCCACCAGGATTTAATAATCCTTGTACAAAATTCTGTCCTTCGCCAGCAACGGTTTCAATTATATCGCCCGATGCTGTGCCGACGTTGTCTAAAAATCCATTAAGTTTACTCATAATAGTATTTAGCCATGTTTAGACTGTGTAGAAACAAAGAAAGGAGCAATAAATACTCCTTTCTTGATGGCATCCCTAAAAGTTAATTATTACTGAGCGCCGCCGCCACCAGTAATAAGTGTATTAGCTGTACGACCAACATTTGTACCAATACCGGTACCAACTGGTGTTTGTATTGCGTTATCAAATCTGATTGTAAGTGAAATAGTTGCAACTTCGTTTGTGCTGTACGCTAATGAATTATAGTTTGCGTTTGTTACAAAACAACCATAACACTCCCATGTTTCCAATACCTGGATGTCAGTTGCACCGTTGCCGCCGTCTAATATTTCAATTCTAGCTACAAACTTGTAATCAATACCAGAAACTGCACTTGCTTGTTCAAACATATCAAACTGCTTCTGTAGTTGTTCGCCTACTTGCTTTTGTACTGCTCCTGTAGCATCGTCCCTTAATGTAAGAGACAACGTTTCCCAACTGTGTCTACCAGCAAGGTATGCTCGTGAGTTGTATACAGGAACTTCAATTTCGTCGAAAGTCAAACTCGGACGAGTGACGTCAATCACTTGTTTTGTTAATTCTGTTGTATTTGCAGATACCCCAAAGTTTTCTAGTGTTACCCTAAAGCGATATTGAAGTTTAGGCATTAACAAGCCCTGGCTTGTTGCACTTTGATCACTTGCTAGTGGTACTGTAATTTTTGATAATGTCGAGATTGCCATATTATCATGTCTCCTTTTATTACTAGTATTTATATAAAATTAAGAAAAAAGATTCTAGGACATTATCTTAAGATTTATGTCAAATTTTAGCAACAGACGTCACAAACAACTAAATAATATTTGTTCAATCTCTTGGGAGTAGTAAATGGCACTGGTCAAGAAAAAAGGCAGTATAACTGCCTTTTTCTATTCTTAAATTGTCTTTTAAAGACCAGCTATTTCTCCTGTGTTCTTGAGTCTTAATGGAATAAAAATAAATTCCACAGATTTCACTGGTTCCACAGCAATATCCAAATATAACTCATTTCTGTCAATGCGACTGGCCGAATTATTACTCTCGTCGCATACCACTATAAAGTCATATAGACCACGTTGTCCAACCAGTTCTAAACATAAGCTTTCTGCTGCATTACGTATTTGATCACGTGTTGACTTATCGTTAGGCTCAAAAATATAAGGTTTAGCCAATGTATTAAGCTGACTTCTAAGATAAATTACCAATCTAGCTACGTTAATTCTATCCAATGCACTTGCACCGCTAGCACGAGTCTTCTGTCCGTAAACAACAAGTCCTGCTCCTGCTAAGAATGTAATTGGATTAATTGAGTTAGCATACAACGTATCACGTTGTCCTTCATTCAATGCAACACTTTCAAACTCACCTTCGGCGGTAACGTAACCACTTGCAGATGCGTTTGTAACTCCACCGCGTCGTGTTCCTGCTGGAGCAAACCACGGATAGCTAACTTGATCACTTAATGCAATTGTGCGGAGTGCCATAAAGCTAGGCGGAACTACAACATTATTACCTGCATTATCACTAGTGAATCCCCATGGGTAATAAACACCTAAGTTTTCATCAAAAGTTACAAGACCTTGGTCGTTGTCTTCAACTGCACCTAGTACGTTTTGTCCCCAGTCGTTTAGTGAAGTAGCATCGGGTGTAAGTCTTGCAGGAGTATCACCAACTACAAATGCACTTAATCCTCTATCAGAGTTTAATGTAACCATTTCGCCGATTAGTTCTGAATATCCCGGAGTTGCCATAACGTTAAACAATCTTGTCTCAGTATCGCGAATTGCATCGTTACTATTAATCATAGCTTGCAATGCTTGCTGTACAACTTTACGCTGTGCTTTACGTCCAAAGCTTCCTGAACCGTCTGCTTGATTAGCTGATTCAGTAACCCAACGATTTGGATATTCTCCGTTAATTGCAAAGTGGTTTTTAACAAACTTCTTAACATTAAACCCACTTCTGCGCAAGTTCCAAAGCAACATACCTCTTGGGTACAATGCTGGATCAGGTGCGTCTGCGTCAACGTATGTATTGCTTAACAAGTCAGCAATGCTTGCCATTTCAATCCCTGTAGTTGTTCCGCCGTCTACACCCCAACGTGCGTCTGCAAACAAAATACCGTCTTGAGTGGTTTGATCAGCTTTGTCAATTAATACAAAGGTGTCTGTAACATAACGATATATCATCGGATAGTTTTCTAGATCAGCTGTACTAATCCAAATATCGCCGTCAACTGCTGACGTTGGCTCAGTTGCACTTACTGTTGGTGCAGTATCTACACCAACCCATTGTGTACCGTCATGTACTAGCAAATCTACTTCGTCAATTACTGAGTTGTACCACAATGCTCCATTGTCTGCTACACTTTGTGGAGCATCTGCTTGTGCAAAGTAATTAGTTGGTTGCGCCCACTGTGTAATCTTAGTATCTGTAATACCCACTGCTGTTAATAAGCCGGTAGTATCAGCTGAGAACTCAAAGTCGCCGCCTAATGCATGAGTAATAACAACTTGATTCAAGTTGTTAACAGATGCTTCGACGTTAACTAATGTAGCACCGTTAATCGCTGCTGCAAACAAATCTGCGTCAGATACTGCACCAGTTGCTGTGAACGTAATCGTTTGAGCTGCTGATATAGTCTGACTATTCAGTACTGTTTCGGAAATAGCAATTGAATATACTCCTGAAAGAGCAGTTGCTATTGCACTTGTAGTAACAGATGTTACGCCAGTGGTATCTCTTTCATAGAGTCTAAATGTTGCATTAATTGGACTTGCATCTGTTGAATTCCACTTAGCGTAGCTAGTTCCAATTTCAAGATTTGTTCCACCACCTGCTCTATCTAGGTTATAAAGTGCACTTGCATTATCTTTATATAACGGCAACGATATTGTTTCAAACAATTCAGTGTTACTATTGAATCTGTTATAGCTCCACTTAGCACCTAAATTAGGTTCAGTTGTTTTAATCCAAACAGCGCCTGATGCTGCTGGTTTAGTATCAGTGCTTCTCCATTCTGGAATCTGTGTATGCGGAGATATTTGTAACGGAAAACCGCTAGCAGTATCAAAACTATATACTCCTTCTGGAAATCCGATATCGGTATCAAGCGAATCAAAAGTATTATCTATTTCAAAACCAGTAAGTATATTACCTGGAGAAAAAATTCTCAAAACATTATCAGTGCCTACATAAAATTTAAGATCAGAAGCACTAAGATCAGTGTTATTCCAAACCTCTATCATGTCATCAATAGTAGGATCGTTATTATCTGGATCATTCGGATAACTTGTATTATATGATAATGTGTAAGTATTGCCGCTGCCGCCTATTTCAGTAATATCTAACGACCCACTAACATCAACTAATTGTTGCACATTAACACCGGAATTGGTAAATGGATATGGTTGCGTAGACATTAACGTGTCGGCAAATACTGGTGCACTAGCAGTTGTTAATGTATATGCTTGAGCAGTTAACCCCAATACTCCACCCGAAAATGATCCTGTTAAATTACTAATAGTAGCACTAGTATATGTTCCGTTATCTGAAAGTAATCCAAGTGTTGTACCAAGACTAACTACTCTAAACTCTGTAAGAGATTCGCCTGCTGATACAACAAATGTGTTTATGAAATCAGCCCATTCTGAAATTGACTGTTCATTAGTATCGGTGTTTGCAACAAAGTTAACTGTAAACGTAGAGCCAGTTGGTGTAAGAGCTATGTCAAAAGTTCCATCAGTTCCATAACTAGCAGTTGCATCGGCATTGTTATTAGATGTCCCTGACTCAGCAAAGAACATAGGATCTTCTGGGCCGCCATCTGTAATTAATTCCCAAGTATTGTCAGCTTTTTTAACAAAGTACTTAATTTCGTCTGTGCTAGTATCTACTGCGTAGTCACCAATTTTACCAACTGATGATTTAGGAATTCCAGAGCCATCGAGTCTATCAGCATCAGCTAACGTTAAGACGATCGGGTTTTGATGTGCAAAACTTTCTGTACTAGCATTCCACTCAAAGATGCCCCATTCAGTAACGCCGGTATCTAACCAGTTTTGACCATTTACAGGAAAAGAACCAGGTTCAGTAGCAGTAGCTTGAAGTTCACTTAGGTCAATATCTGCTCGTGTAACGTATGCTCTGCTGCTAACACCCAACAGTGAATATGCTGTTTGTAAGCCGTATTCGTTAAGTTCGCCTGCGTGTATTGGGTTGTTATTGCTGTCTGTGTAAAAAATAGGATCGCCAAACAAGTCAGTTAATTCACGTTGTGAAGTAACTAAGTAAGGACGACCTGCGTTTTGTGATAAGGTGCCTGTTGCAACACCTGTGCTGCTGCCGTTTTGTTTATTTTCAGCAGAAGCAACGAATATCATTGGTACTGTGCCGGGTTCAGCTGGCGTATAAAAACTTTCGTTAATTACGCTAACTTCTGCACCTGGTGAGGTTAGTGCCATGGTTGTTGTCTCCTTTCGACTATTATTTATTAACAGTATTTAGCGCAAACGTTCTAAAAGTATGCGTAATAGTTGTGATTAAGGAGACTGATTTATTATTTATCCTGCAAATGGCAAATTAAATTATTTACGTTTTTTTGTAGCATTTCCAGACTACTATTATTATCAATAGTATAATCTGCCATCCATTGTTCTAATGTCATGCTATCTTTGCTTTCGGGGGGAAGGTGATCAGAACGATCAACCCATATTACATAGTCAAATATGCCTTGGTTTTTCATTGCGTGGAATTCAGCTTTATTTCTTAGGCCACAGTATATAGAATATTCTTTAAATATTTCAAATCCTAACGTTGCAGCATCATCTTTGTTATACTCACATATGGCATTGTACCATTCTTCTCTGTGATTATGACGATCAGCAAAGCATTCATTTTCTGAATTATAATTATATTTGTCTTTTAGGTTATTGAATATAAACTGTTTTGAACAGAATTTACTACTAGACTCAAATGTGTAACCGTGTATGTCGCGTAACAGTTCACATACTGTATCTTTGCCGTGTCGGCCATATCCTATAATTAATAGTTTTAGTTGTTTTTGTTTTTGCATTAACGATCTCCATAGCACTAATTCTACTATAGAAAGAGAGTTTTGTCAACCTCAATCAGATCAATATTATTTCATAATAGAACGAGTTGCAGTCAATGTAATAACTAATTCTAGTAAACAAATTTTTCTATACGCTTATACTTAATATTAAATGCATTCATTAGAAGTTCTACTTCTCGTAAACATTCGTTTCTTCCGCCGCCCATTATATATGCGCCTGAAAGTTTTTTAAGTTGTCCTACACTTGTCCAGTTTATAGACAATGGATCACTAAATAAATCTTCGTCAGTGACTCCAAGCAATGCCATTTTTTCTTCATAATCTTCAGATTCGTCGCCGTTGAATAATTCTCTAGAATCGTTGACTTTCTGATGATACATTTCTCTAATAGTTTTAATTATTATTGCTTCATCTAAACCCGAATCCATCCATGATCTAAAGTATCCATAACCTTTATCGTTAAATGTCATGTTGGGAAGGCCGTCTTCATAAAAGTCTAAGTTAGCATTTTCAAAATGTTCTTCCCAGAATGGAAATATATCATGCTCAACATTGTCGCCTGTCATGCCAGTTTCATCAGCATTAACAAACATTAGCAGTGGTGCTTTTTGGTTAGCTAAAAATTGACATAATTCAGTCATATCAATTGTTGAATAATCTGCATATTCAGGTTGTACGTCTACTACAATACAAGGCACATTTTTGCCTTCTTTTAACAATTCTCTAAGTCTCATAATTTTCCTATTTTAGTTATACGTATTAATAATAAACCTAGCCAATTAAGAAGCTATAGCCTCCACCGCCGGCTACTTGCTGCATTACTTCAATTTCAAGTTTTTCCATTTCTGCTTGTGCTTCTGCTTTTAATGCGTCGCCGTTAAGTGTGCTGCCGCCTTGTGGACCTGCAATGGTTGCAAATTTCGACCTTGCTTCACCTAACATAAACTTACATGATGCTAAAGTAAAATCTTTAATCCATTGAATAGATAGATAGTCATTAAGTAATTGGTCATCTGGTCTGTAGTTGTAAGCCCAAACTAATACTTCTTCTGTGCCTCTTGGCTTTTGTAAAATTGTTAGCTTTTTAGTTGGCGGATTCCACTTAAATTCAATAAATGAACCAAACATTCTTCCTGCTAGTTCTTGATATCCAGCAAACAATTCGTATGTTGCCAGGCCGCCGACCTTTGATGTTCCTGTCAATAAGTAAGTATTAGTAAACGCTGCATTAAATGGTTCAATTTCAGAGCCACTTGTAAAAGTTTCAGTATACAATTTTATGTTAACAACTTCTCCAACATTAAGCGGGGTAGTAAAAGTAATTGTTCTAGTACCGTAGTCTTCAGTAAAGTCGCCTCTTGCAGTACCATTAACTGTTACAATTACACTAGTTACAGACGCAAGATTGTACCCTACTTCAAACGTTTGATTAGTTGTTAGTGTAACTATTTTACTTGTAGAAAACACCGGGCCGCTAGAGTTTGAACTACCTGCTACCCCTTTACTGCCGACACTACGTCTATATAGTTGTCTTACTTCGATAACTTCTTTAGGCATAATGTATTCATTTTGATTTTCTATTAATGTTAAGAACAAATAAGACTCTTCAACTGCATTTGAACTTCGTTGTCTAAAGCGTGTTAATGCTTTATTCAATGCTGTTGCATAATGAATGGGATCTAATTCTACATCAACCATTCCGCCGCCTAACATATTGTAGACGTAATCATATACTTCTTGTTTCTGTGTTGCTAAATCAGTCATTGTTAATCTCCGCTATTGTATTTATTAATTACGATAAATATGTATTAAAGCAAAGGTGAATAAATATGCCACGATTATCCTTATATAAACCGGAGAGAGGAAACGACTATCATTTTCTCGATAAACAAATTTTAGAACAATTTACAGTCGGCGGAACTGATATTCATGTACATAAGTATATCGGTACAGACGACGGTAGTATTATAAAAGACGAAACACAAATACAAGATTTGTTATTCCTAGAAAACAGAGATCGTAAATATGATGCTGATATTTATAGAATGCGCACAATTTACAATGTTCAAGATTTAGATTTCGACTTGTCTCAGTTTGGATTATTCCTTGCTAATGATACTTTGTTTATAAACATTCACATTAATAGTTCTGTTAAGACATTAGGTCGAAAAATAATGAGTGGCGATGTAATCGAACTGCCTCACTTAACTGATGAATATGCCCAAAATAATTTTACAACTTCATTAAAACGCTTTTATGTAGTTGAAGATGTAAACAGGGCAGCAGAAGGTTTTTCACATACTTGGTATCCTCATTTATACCGTTTAAAATTGAAACAAATAGTTAACGGACAAGAATTTAAAGATATCTTAGATGTTCCCACAAACGAAGATATCTTCGAAGGCGATTGGGATAGTACGTTAACATATCAGCCCGGGCAAGTAATTCGTTATGAAGGGATTTTATATGAAGCATTAGTTGAAACTTCTACAACTCCTCCCGAAGCAGACTGGGCTGTGTACGAGGAAAACACTTTAAAAGATTTATTAAGTACATATGATCGTGAAATGCAAATTAACCAAGGAATTATCAACGAAGCAGTAGCTGAAGTTCCGTACCGGGGTTACGAAGTATCACACTTTTATACAGTAGCAGTTAACCCAGACGGCAGTGTAGCTATTGTTAACGCAGATGATAGTACTGTTAACTCTGCTGATGTTGAGTTTGCAGATCCTATTAAATTAGGATATACAGGCTACTTAATTACAGACGGAACTCCGCCTAATGGATTGCCATTCGGAACTGGCAATCAATTTCCAATAAACAATTCAGAAGGTGATTACTTTTTACGAACTGACTTTTATCCTGTTCGATTGTTTCAGTTTGACGGAGTGCGATGGGCCAAAATGTATGACGATGTTAGGTTTAAAAATTCGTATGCTGAAGATTCCGTTGCTCTGTCGGGCTTAGGTGATGATATTTTAGTTGGCAATTACACTAATTCAATAGTCGGCAATATAAACGTAGAAATTAACTCAAATGCAGTAATATCATTTACAGACTTATCACCGTGACATAAGAACTATCTAACAATAAATGATAAATATAAGTAATATAATAAACGCTAAAGGAGAATTATTATGGCAGGATTTACCCCCAACGAAGGCGAAACGTTAATCGCAAACTTAGTACTAGTAAACGCAGATGCCGACCGCGGCACTGAAACAGAACTGTTATTGTTTACTAACAGTTCTCCAGCCGAAACTATCACGGCGTCTACACTAACAGAGCCAACCGGTACTGGTTATGCTCGCATTACCCTTGCTGATGCATCATGGTCAGTAACTAACGACACAGGAAGCTATGCTTTGCAGACTTTTACTACTGGTTCAGGTGGCTGGACAGGTTCGGTTCAAGGTTATGCGATTGTAACTACCGGATCTACTCCGCGTATTTTAACTATTGAAGTTGATTCTGCTGGTCCGTATACGTTTAACGAAAACGACACGTACGACATCACTCCAAGCATTACAATTGCTTAATGTTTTAAAACTAGGTCGAGTAACAAGGAAGTATAAAAACCGGCCACGATCGGCCGGTTCTTAATACATAGTACAGGACGTTTTGTGCCTATAATTACGCAATATTTATTAATACGGAGGCATAATGCCAGAAACACCTATAGACTTATCCACTACTGACCGACAAGCAACTTCTGTTCGTCTAACGTGGGTCGCAGGCATAGAATCGTCATTGCAGGGCATAATAGACACAATGTTCGGTGCTAGCGAAGCAGGCGCACTCTACGTTTCACTACCCATTGCTCTCAGCATACAGTCATTATTTCAAGACTCAGCAGGCACGACGGCAGTCACATCTGATGGCGACCTCGTTGGATTGGTGTTAGATCAGTCAGGTAACGAGGTAAACGCAGCACAGTCCACTAGCTTCTACAGGCCAGTATATAAAGTAACGCCAGACAGACTATTGCTGGACAGAACTGATGACCATCTAACTATTACAGTGCCCGCAGGTGGTTGGACGGGCACAATGGTTTTGGCCACAGATCAAGGTACAGCGAGCTACGGTGTCAGTATTCCAGCAGGGGCCTATGACTTAGGCGGTGAAGATTTCCCTGGTACTGCCATCGTCGGAGCGTTGTTCCGTAATGGGGCTATGACTACTGGGGAAAAAACAGACACAGAGGGCTACTTTGTAGATAATGGTGCTACAGCGAGTTATGGGGCTGTTGCTGATGTTAGCTATTTTTGGAGTCGTCGTAATGAGATTACTGAGTTCCCATTAATAGACACGTCCAGCGGGACTAACTTTAGTAACGCATGGTACGATTGCGGCTCCCTAACCAGCTTCCCACTAATCGACACGTCCAGCGGGACTAACTTTGAGAAAACATGGCAATACTGCGACTCACTAACCAGCTTTTCTTTAATTGACACATCAAGCGGGACTAACTTTGAGAAAACATGGTCCGGATGCTCGTCCCTAACCAGCTTCCCACAGATCGACGCGTCCAGCGGGACTCGATTTTACCAGGCATGGCGGTCCTGCTCGGGCCTAACTAGCTTCCCCCTAATCGACACGTCCAGCGGGACTAGCTTTTATGGAGCATGGCAATCCTGCTCGGGCCTAACTAGCTTCCCATTAATAGACACGTCCAGCGGGACTGACTTTAGTAA